GACACGTGGGAGAACCGGTGACCCTTAAGCGCTACCGCGCGATCTGCTTGTTGGCGCCGGCGCTGGCGTTGGCACTGGCGCTCGCGGCGTGCATCTCGGAGCCGGGACCGGAGTTGCCTGACGGTGGAACCTCGATCGAGCTTGATAATGGCGTCATTGTCGACAACCGCCATGGTGTTGATGCAGGGAGCGCTGATGCGGGGGAACTGGCCCTCTGTAGCTGCACGTCTCAGGAATGCCTGGACGCCATCATTTGCGCCGAGTATCTGAACGGCTGCTATGACTTCGGCTGCCCGGGAGGGCGCGTCGGGGCGTGCTGCATAGACGGCGAAGGATTCTGAGCGATATACTGGCCGTGGCGCTCTCCGGCGAAAGACCAGGTCATGCAGACAATCAAGCGCATTAAGCGCCTCGCGCTCTCCATCTTCGTCGGGATCGCGGTCTTCCTCGTACTCCGTGACATCGCGCTCGCCCAAGCTGTCGGCGATGCGGCCGTCGCGCCCGGTGGCGAAGGCGAGAACGCGCTCACCAAAGTAACCGGGCTCGTCTTCGAAATCCTCATTGTCGTGCTGCCGCTGTTTGCTACATGGCTCGCGCATCGACTGATCAAGGTCTTCGAATCGAAAACCAAGATCGATGTCCCAGAGATGATCGAGGGCAAAATCGACAAGTGGATCGAGCAGGGCATTCATCTCGCCGCCGAGAAGGGCTACAAGACCGCCAAAGTGAAGGCGGCCAAACTCACCGGCCCAGAGAAGCTCGAGATTGCCGTCGCATTCGCGTGGAGCATGGCGCAATCACAAGGATACATCGATTGGACCAAAGACAAAATTGAGTCGAAAGTCGAGGCAGCGCTCGGCGTCCACCGCCGTGGGCGCGGTGTTCCCAAGCTTGAGACCGGGGACGGGACCGAGGCCGGCGCCGGATGACCTACGCCGCGCTCGGCGTCGTAGTTCTCGCGCTGCTGTGCGTGACTGCGCTGGGATATCTAATCTATCTCCTTGCGAAAGGCAATAGATCGGATCTCCACGCGCTTGTTTCAAAAACAGAAACGCTCACTGTGATGACAGTTGAGCGCGATAATTTCAGACGCTCTACCGAGGAAAAACAACATGCACTCACGGAGAAAGCCGCCGAGCTTACCCGAGCAAACAGAGCGCTCGGGGTGGCACAGCGAGCTTTGGCCGAAGCTCACGAAGAGCTGGCCGCTAGTGGCCATGCTTCTAGCGTGGCTGCTTCTATCAACAGCACTCTCGACCAGCTGCGGAATCTGGGCAAAGAAAAAGTGCGCGGCGTGTCCGCCCCCGAAACCGGCGACGACAGTAACGGTTGATGCGCCATGCATGAACCCGCCGGGGGAGCTACCGGCCTTCGTTTTCCCGGAGCCGGATTATCCAAGTAACCCCGATTCCGGCACTTCCTTCACCGCCAAAGAGGCGAGGCAGCTACGGGCTGTACTCATGGCTATAACGGAGTACATTCGTATCGAGTATGCCAGGTGCGGGAAACAAGCGGAGCCGCCGGGGCCGCCGTTCTAGGTGGTTTGACGATCTCATCATCGAAGACGAAGATCCGATCCAGACGCTCGTTGATCGGGCCCTGGACTCCCACAAAGCAAATGTCGTCTTCGAGAAGGTCAAAGATCTCATTGACCGCGCAGGAAATGCCATTGATCCGAAGGGCCGTCCAGTACGGGCGCCGGCGTCGCCCCGCGCGCCGGCCAGTCTAAAACCGAATCCCCACGCAGTAGCGAGAGCGATCCTGCACTTCGGTCCGCGCGAGCAGCTCACCAAAGAGATCGTCACCAAGCGCCGGCGGGCGCTCGCAACTGTTTGTCATCCCGACAAAGGCGGTTCGTCGGAGGCGATGGTGCGGCTCAACCAGGCAGCAGACCTGTTGCTATCAGGAATAGAGAAGGGGCTATACTGAGCGGGCTCTCCGGGGGAAAGGCTCCCCTTGCCGCTCAAGCCGCTTCAGCCGCTTCCGACAACCTGGGATCCCCTTCTTCGCAAATACGCGGGGTCCATCCCCGTGCCGTTCTTGCGTGCGCTCATCCAGCGCGAGTCGAGCATGAACCCCGGCGATACCAGCGGTCCAGCGTGGGGGCTCATGCAAATCACCGAGGTGGTTCGTCAAGGACAAACAGCATCGCGAAACGACCTTCTCGATCCCGAGGTCAATGTTCGCATTGGGACGGGACTGCTCAAACGAATCGTCGACGCTTACGGGAAACACCGGGATCTGAACATGAAGAAGGACTGGGGCAATCCCGAGTTTGTCAACCTGGTGCTCGCGGGGTGGAACAGTGGCTACTCCGAGGGCGGCGGTGTCGGCAAAGTGGCGAGCTACCTCGAGAGCCGGGGTGTCCCCGTGACTCACGACAACGTTTTTAAGTTTGCGGCTGCGGCGGGCGCTACCTCGCAGCTACAAAAACCGGGGAAGCAGGCGTGGCAAAAAAGTGTCACGGACTTGTATTTCCGGCAACCGGACGCGCTGTCCCCTGGCGAAAAGCAAGGGAGCTTTCTCTTGAAAGCAGGCGTCGCCGTACTGCTCGGCCTGGCAGTGGCCAAGTACGTGTTCAAGTAGAGGAGAAAATGGCGCACACAGAAATCTATACCTACTTCACGAGACCTCCAGGGTCGGACGGTAAAGCGAGCTTGCTGTACTCAGCCGAAAGCTGGATCCGCGCCGAGCTTGTGCTCGAAACTGCGGGCCCGGTGGCAGTTTCGACCAGGCAAGAGATCTTCCCGGTGTTGTCAGGCAAAGGCATCTTGCTCGAGGCAGACGGCGAGCCAATCAAATTTTTGTTGCCTCGGGGAGATCGTCTTTTCATCGCCGCCGAATCGATCAATCGCGTCAAGTTCATCGTCGAACCGCTCCCCTGGGGAGATCAAATCGTCCACTTGCTCGAGTCTGGTTTCAGTGGGCTCAAAGGAGTCATGGGCGCGGCGCTTCGCCGGCGTGGAACAAAAACGCCCGCATCGCAAGAAGACGAGCCGTTCTGTCCCCCGCCCCCGTCGATCCCTGGCGCGTGGAGAGGTAAGTAACCATGTCGTTTCCACAAACACTTCCGTCCACGCAAGTGATCGCCGGTAAGCCGTTCTGGCGCCTGTTTACGCCCCTCGAATCTTCGGGGGACATCTACGAGGCCGATACGTCGGGGCTCGCGTTCGTACTAGGGCCGCAATCCGATCTTGATCGAGTCGGAATCACCTATTACGACGACGCTGTTCCAGGCAAAGCATCGACAGTGATCATCTCGAAAGATAAACCGATGGTCGGCCGGCTCGATGCCTTCTCAACGCTCAAATACGGAACGGGACAAAAAGGCCGAATCCTCATTTCGCCCAGTAATTTGGTTGCCCAGACCGGAGTGTATGAGCCGAACGGTTTCGTGGAGGGAGATGACCTTGTCATCGAGCCCACCCTGATCGATGTCTTGCAATTCTTCTCCCAGGCGCCAGACATCATCCCGCCGCGGAACGACCGGGTGTCGTTCTATCAAGCTCAACCGCAGGTGCCGGGGGGCAGCTGGTACTACATGCCTTACTATGGGCGCCGGTATGCCTCGCTTGTGATTGCAAATACCGGAACGGCGGGCGCATTTGACTACGAGATCTTTGGCGTAATGCTGAATACCGGAGGAGGCATCGCCCCTCTTTTTACTGCAAGCAGCCAGCAGATCTCTTTGCGAGGGCCAACGACCATTTTGGCGCAAGCATTAGCCGACGAAGTGATCGTGCCAGCCGATGGTATGTTCGACGCGCTTTTAGTTCAGATCAGCGACAACGCTGGTGCGGCTCCATTGAACATGAAAACCATTATGAGCGACGTAGGAGCATAAACATGAGTCTTCAAACCGCACTAAATCGAGTGGCTTTCGATGTCGTGGGCCAATTCGGCGCGGCTACGATGGCTGCCGCCATGGCGACATGGAACGCCGCGTGGCCGCTGATTTTCGACGAGGAGAGCATCGCCGAGCGAACCGTTCGCGACTGGTTCATTCCTTCCCTTGTCGTCGAAGAATCATACCCGGCGACTCCTACCGCCGATGATCTTCAAAACACTATCGCCGTTGTTGTCCGCACGCTCGAGGCCGCCATTGCGGCCGAGACCGCTGGCCGAATTACCGCGGCGCAAGCCCTTTCCCTGGAAACTCTCTTCCTCGCCACTTGGTAGAAGGAAAGGAAAGAAAATGAGCATCGAAACCAAACAAGTCATCATCGTCGCCCGACCAACCGAGGGTTCTGCGTGCAAAGCCGTGTTCGACGGCGACGGCAAATGCGTGGCAGGGAGCGAGACCGCTGTCCAAAAAGCCGCGGAAAGAGGAGCGGCAGTTGTTGTTCGCGTTCGCGGGACCAAAGGAGAGAACGATCCTTCTGGTGCTGAAAACCCAACGGCGAAAAAGATCCTCGCCAGGTGGGGGAAGGACAGCGGCAGCGCAAGCGACGACGGCGACAGCGGCAGCGCAAGCGACGACGGCGACAGCGGCAGCGCAAGTGACGACGGCGACAGCGGCAGCGCAAGCGACGACGGCGACAGCGCAAGCGACGGCAGCGCAAGCGACGGCGGCACCGGCTTCGACAACGGCGACGACAGCGCAAGCGGCGGCAGCGGCCGCAATGGAGCCGCAAGCACCGACACAACCGCGACACAACCAATCAAGAAGCCGATTAAGAAGCCGATCAAGAACCCGGCGAAGAAGTCCTCGAAGGGCAGTAAGGCAAAGAAATGATCCGCCTCACGCCTCCGACCGTTCCAGGCTATGCCTCGAGCGGTTGGGGCGCGCCCCGCGCTTACCGCGATGGCATTCACGCAGGCGTTGATTTCCCCGCTGCCAAGGGCTCGCCTATCTTAGCCGCCGCAGATGGCGTTGTTGCCTTCGTCAAAAACGTCTCCAACAGCTTCGCCGGGAAATACCCCGTCGTTGATCACGGCAACGGGGTGCTCACTCGGTACCTCCACGCCGACAACGTAACGGCTCAAGTCGGACAGCGAGTTCGACGAGGGGATCAGCTTGGCGCGGTCGGAACTACAGGCACGACCAGTAGCCCGCCACACGTTCACTTCGACGTCAAACTCACACCGGAAGCGCAATCTGAGTACACGCGCCAATTCGGATCGCCCCCTGGCGGGTTCTCACCATCGCTCACGGTGGCTGGTCGCGCGACTCGAGGAGCGCCTGCTGAGAGCTTCCTGGATCGGGTCGATTGGAAACCCGCCGGGCTTGCACAGTCGATGGCCAAAGGCGTCGTATTCTACAGCCCCAGTGCGACATCGCTTTTGGCCGGCGCGGTGCTGGCTGCTGGATTTGGGCTCGTGCTCTACAAGTACGTTTTCAAGTAGTTAGGCGACGCCCTCTCAGACGCGCTCAGACGGCCCACAATCGATTTTCCACCAAACAGCGCCCATGGCTTCGCGAAAAGGCCCCTCCAGCGATTGGAGGGGCCTTTTTTCACGTCTAGCGGCTAATCGCGGGCGCCCGGGCGCAGAATACGACATCGCGGGCGTCAACGCTCATTGTCCCTGGCCGGCATACGGCGGGGTACCGCCCCTCGTTCCCGGCGTAGTAACGCAGTAGATCCGGGTTGGTGATGTCATAGCTATGGAACAGCCGGATATGGCCGGTCCAGGCCCCTCGGGGCCCTCGGTGAAGAACAATGACGTCCCCGGGGATGAGAAAATCGATCTCGACGAAGCTTCCCGCGTTGCCGATGTTCTTGCCGAGCCGCTTTGCTCCTAGAGAAAACTCGAAGGGGAGCGGCATTTCTAGCTGCGCGGCTGCCTGCTGGAACGCAGCGCCGATGATCGCCGCGCACCAGTTTGCCTTCTTCTTACCTGACCATTTTTCGATCCAGGGTCCTCGGTTGTTGCCCCCTTCTTCTCCTTTGCCTTCCCAGCCCGTCATCACGTCGAGGGCCGCGCTGGCGAGGCCGGGGGGAGGGGCGGCAACAGGGTCGCCTCCCTCGCGGCCGCCTTTCTTGCGGTCGCCTTTCTTGCGGTCGCCTTCGCGGATAGCGTCGAGGGCGTGACGCCTAGCGAGAGCGGAGCTAATCGCCGCTGCCGGCCAAGTGAGCCAGTTAAGCATCTTGTCTCCGTTCCTGCGCACGACCGACGTTGCCACCTTTCCGGGCGATGCATTCTTCGACTAGTTTGATCACGCGGAGAACAGCATCTAGGTGCCTCTCGTTCAGGTAGGACGTTCGCTCTACTTCTGATCCAGGCGAGCGTTGAAATTCTTTGTAGAGCGCAAAAGAAAATCCGCGATAGCCGGGGCGATCTACCGCCGTCACCAAAGCGATCACCTCGCCGTCGATTGGGTCGCGGATAGTGGCCACGGGTTTGAAAGACTTTTTCATCGCTCGCGCTCGAAGAGCTTTGACTCTAGCTCATCTAGCTCCTCGCGTCGCGAACGGCGTAGATAGTTCGATGCCGTATCAAGCCTTGCCCACCCCATCTGCTGTTGCAGTTTGGGGAGCGCCTCTGGATCGCCTGCCATGGTCTGGAGGAAGAGGGTGGCGTAGGTGTGCCGGAACCGGTGCGCGTAGAGATCTTGAGGATCAATACCAAGCTCCTTGGCGATCCGATCGAACGCGTAACGAATCGCGCGGCTGGCCGTCGCTTGTGCGCTGCTCTCCGCGCTCCCGGGGGCGACCAGGTTTCGCACGCGCGGAGCCTTCTTACGCCAATCTTCAAGAAGACCTTCGAGATGATCGCGCAGTGGCGCAGCGCTGAACTTCTGCCAACGCTCGCCCTTAGATTCGAAGGCCAGGATGCCCGTCTTGAGTCCTTGCGAGACGTCCCTTTTGGTGAGTCGCAAAACATCGCCGCAACGGATCCCTCGAATGGCTATGAGGGCACAGGTATGCCTCTGCGCGTCGCTGATGTAATCGGCTGAGTCGATCGCGTCGATAAGTTCGAACCACTCATCCCGACCGAACGGCTCGCGGACATCACGCGGAACAGCGGCCGGGCTCTTGATGTCTTCGAGCTGAACACGCAGCTCCCGATCATCGACGAACTTTGCCCAGGACTTCACGCACGCAACGAGGTTGCGCCGGTAGTTAGGAGAGTAGTTACTCGACGTGATGATCTCGAGCATGCTGTCAGGATCATCCAGCCAGCGGCGCACGACCCGGCAATACAGATCAACGCTACGCTCACGCCCGCGGCGAATAAGCCACTCGCGAAAAGCTAGGAGAGTTGACACCGGATCATCGTGCCACAGCCGGGCGCAGCTATGAGGTGGGCTTTCCCGTCACAGCTCTAAAGCCGCTGTGCCGGCATTGACACAAAACCCGCCCCAGCACTTCTGCCAGGGCGGGCTTTCCCCTATGAGCCGATGCAAAGATATGCAGCTGGCCACCCGCTTCTACCGAAAGACTGTCTCGGGCGCAAGAGTTTTCGTAGCCACAGGGCCCGTGGCCAGAGCCAGGGTTTTGGAGGGGCTCAAACCTTTAGGGTGGGTAAACCCTAATCCTAATCCTGACCGAAAAGCGAATGGGGATTTTACCTCTACTTACTACTCTTCTCTTATTAGGAGAGAAAAAGTAGTATAAAGATAGGACGCGGGCGCAGCGCGTTGATTTCAAAAACGAAACCGTGTCCCGGGCTGTGGCCACTGTCCGAATTCGGGCCGTATTCCCCTGACACGAGCTAAACAGACCCTGGACGGTCCAGGGTTCGATTGTCTCCATTTTTGGTTTTGGAGCAGGATTTGAGATCCGAATCTGCGAGCAGATCTCAAAAAACGGAGCCAAAATCACGCGAGATTTATGGAAATCCCAAACGAGCTTGAATATAGTTCAAATAGGGATCAATAGGTTACGTCAATTCGAGGTCGAACAAAAAAATAGTCTAACCTACCGATATTTGGTCGATCTTTTTTGCGTCCGGGGTCGGTTTACCACGGATCAGCTACTTAGCTCCGGGGACAGTTTTAGGATTTTGCTAATTCGTTGAAATTACACATCCAGGATTTAGGTGCCTCGATTTCAGAGACGAATTCTTGACGAATTCTTGACGAATCGGGGAGTGATCCGCTAGAACCGATGTCCCCATGAGACCGGCAAGGACCAGCAATGCGGCGACTCTTCCGCGCCTTCTTTGAGCCTAGCCTGGCGCCGGTGCCAGAAGGCGAGGTCACCCTGTGGCTGACCCGAGGAAAGTCCAAAGAGAGTATCCACGCCCCGCTCAGGAAGATCGTGGGGATGGCTCAGGCCGATGAAGACGAGCTGCGCGCTCATGCTGGCGATCGCAACGTCTACTTTTCTTCCGGCATTCGGCGCCCCGGCCTGGAGTCCCATCAAGCCGGCAAGAAGAGCGACATCATCGCGCTCACCGGTATCACGATTGACTTCGACTTCTTCAGCCCCGATCGCCCCGGGGCCCACAAGGCGCAAAACTTGCCTCGCGATCTGGATGAGGCTTCCGCGCTGATCGCTCATCTGCCCGATCCCGGCGCCATTGTCGACTCGGGCAATGGCAACCACGTCCATTTCTTCTTTCGCGAGCCGATCATTCTCGATTCCCCCACGCGGCGAACGCAGGCACAGAAGGCGCTCAAGAACTTCTACAAGCCTCTGGCCACGCGAGCCAAGGAGGAGTTCGGCTGGCACCTCGATGCGACGTCATCGATTCAGCACGTCTTTCGCGTGCCCGGCTTCAAGAACAGCAAGACCGGTTTGGCGGTCACACTGCTTTATTGCAACTCGGACGCAAGGTGCGACCCCGAGGACATCGGCATCATCATGCCGAAGCAGCGGGGGCCAAGAGGACCATATACCGGGCCTCAAGAGAGGAAGCAGAGGCAAGAACGACAAAAGCTCAGCACTGATCTAGATGCCGTCGTCGTCGCGCTCAAGACGGTAGACAATCAATGGACCCCGGCCATCAAGGACGCGCTCGCCGGTAAGAGCATGGCCAAGCCCGGTGAACGCGACAAAGCCCTACAAGGGGTGTGCTCGACGATTGCGTGGCTCGAGGAGGGCCGCAAAGCAGACCCAGAGCTTCTCGCGACCATCCTTGCCGATTCGCTTCAAGTCTGGGCTGATGAGGAAGGCGCGACCAAGACGCTCGAGGAAGAGCTAGAGAAGGCCGCTGACAAGATCACCCGCTCCCAGGAGGACTGGCACGAACAGCGCGCCGACACGCTTCCTAAACTCGACTCGCTGGCCAAAGCACTTGGGCTTCCACCGATTTCCAAGAGCGCCACGGTCGAAGAAAAAGCCGACCGCTCGCAGTTCATGATCGAGCACTCGATTGTTCAGTTCAAAAAGATCTATTTCGTTTGGGACTACACCAGAGAGCAGTACGCCCAGCGAGCCTATCAGCAGAGCGAGATACGGACCTTGGTTCGCGATCTTTGGAAAGACGCCCCTGATGTTGTTTGCCGCGAATACGTCAACAGCAAGGGGCAAACTCGAAAGAAGGAGTTGCCGGCCTTAATGGACGAATACGGGACAGTCGCGAACGATGCGATCGGCTCTCTCGTTCTCGATAAAAGCACGTTTATCAACCGGGTTTTCGCCCAGGCATGCACACCTCTTCGGGTGACCGAGGCCAGATTCGACAAGCATATCGATACATGGCTCCACGCATTGGCCGGAGAGCGCTACGACAAAGTGTGTGATTGGCTCGCCGCGTTACCGCAACTCGGCGACCAAAATTGTGCGCTCTATCTCGACGGGCCTGCGGGCACAGGCAAAGGGATGCTTGCCCACGGACTGGCAAGGCTTTGGAGGGATGGACCCCCGACGCTTTTTTCCAACGCGATCAAAGACTTCAACGCCGAGATCATCAAGTGCCCTCTGCTTTGGATCGATGAGGGCGTCCCTGATTCCAGGAAGGGAATCACAACGATCTTGCGCTCGCTGGTTGGCAACTCGAGCTTCTCGCTCAATGAGAAGTTCGAGCCCACGCGCCCTGTAGAGGGGGCCGTTCGTCTGCTCATCTGCGCCAACAACAATCGTGTCTTGATGGCCGGGGGGAGCGAGTTATCGACCCATGATCTCGAGGCAGTGGTGGGACGGATCCTGTATGTCCCTGTCCAACAAGCTGGCGCCAACTACCTCATCAACTACAACGACGGGAAGCAGCTAACCAACGAATGGGTCAAAGGAGATGGGCTCGCCAAACATTGCCTGTACCTCTATCAGAATCGAAAATTCACACCAGGTAAGCGCTTCTTGGTCGAGGGCGATGAAACCGAGATGCACCGGCAGATGATCCTCCAGGGGGACTCAAACGGCTTGGTCTATGAGTGGCTTGCGAGATTCGCCACTAACCCGGAACAAGTCACCAATCGTTACAAGGGCGAGAACCGAGCCCCACTCGCTCATATTGGCGAGGGAAAGCTCCTGATCAATACCCAGTGCGTTCTTGATACATGGGGCGCCTACATGCCGAAAGAGACCCCTTCGCTCAACACAACGCGCATCGGGACCGCTCTCGGGCAAGTATCGGAGCGGATTGCTAGGTTAGGCCCCCGCGGGGATCGCAACCGATACCACGTCATCGAACCGGACATGATCTTGGAGTGGTGCCGGAAAAACCAAGTCGGTAATGAGGACAAGATCGAAGACAACTTGCAAAGGACGCTGGAAATTGGTCAAGAAGTCTAGACGCCTGTGGGACAGGACCAGCGCGAGTCAGCACAGCGCGTTCCAACGATGCCAGCGTTACTGGTTCTTCGGCTGGATCGAGAGAATCGATCGGCCCAAAACACGCGCCATGCAGCGCGGAACCGATATCCATGGCGAAAGCGAGTTCTACCTCAAGACCGGCGAGATCCGCGATCACGAGTATGGCGGCGAAGGTAACTTCCGTCCCTATGTCGAAGCGCTTGCGCCGCACTTGCCCCCGCCGACACACGACGAGCTGATCATCGAGCAACGCATCGATATGGACTGCTGGCCCGGCGGACCAAAGTGGCTGGGCTTCATCGACATCGGGTTTTCGGCCGCTTCTCCGCTCCAGATCAAAGACATCAAATCGACGTCGGACTTTCGCTATGCGAAGACCCCGCTCGAGCTGAAGGACAATATTCAGCTCAACAGCTACGGACGCTGGGTCTATCACACGACGCCATACCGGGGCGAGATCGAGCTTGGGCATATCTACATCAAGACGGGAACCAAGGTCCCGAAGAAGCCCAAGGTCAAGCCGGTCTCGGTGATTACCGATTACGACTACGTGATGGATTATTGGGAGCGCGAGATGGTCACCGTGCGCGAGATGCAGTGCGCGGCCGGGGCCAAATCGGCGCATGAGCTTCCTCCCACTATTTCCGCCTGCGGCATGTATGGTGGTTGCCCCTTCCGGGGTGAGTGTGGACTAACAACAAAAGAGCTGTTCAGTGTAGGGACGAAAAAGAAAGGGAAAGAAATGGGCAATAGTTTTTTGAGCAACCTGAAGAAGAAGGCCGCGGAGGGCGGGGGTGGCGCGCTGAACGACACGCCGAACGGCGTCCTGTCCCCTGATGCCCCGTCGCGCACCACCGAGGTTAGCGACGACGACGGGCCGGAGAAAGAAACGGCGGCGGCGAAGAAGAAGCGGCTGGCCGCCGAGAAGAAGGCCGCCAAGGCCGCAGAGAAGGAAGCGGCGGCTGCCGAGAAGAAGGCCGCCAAAGAAGCGGCTGCCGCCGAGAAGAAGGCCGCCAAGGCCGCAGAGAAGAAGGCCGCCAAGGCCGCAGAGAAGGAACCGTCCAGCGGCGCCCAGAAAGACGGCGCCAAGAAAGAGTTCACGCTCTACATCGATTGCATGCCGACCAAGGATGTCGGCCGCAACAATGTCGAGCCGACGCTTTTCGAGGATTGGTTCTCCCCCCTGGTGATGGCCATGAATGAAGAAGTCATGGAGTCGAGGAAGCTGCCGAGCTACTTGCTCCTACCCTACTCGGAGGAGAAGGCGATGGTAGCCATCGCCGTCGCCGATGCGATTGGGCGGCTGCCCTCAGAGATGTTCGTCTCGAGCGGTACCCCCGGCGCCAAGGACGCACTCGCCGGGCTCATCCCGCATGCGACCAAAGTGGTGAGGGCGACGCGCTGATGCACCCATCCATCCAACACGTTCTGAAATTTTTTCGGTACGATCATCTGCCGGAGCATCTCCAAAGGTGGCCTAAAGAGTTTTCTGACCTTGCGCATCGGGTAGCTGACTCGAGCCCGGACTCGCCAGAGACAACCGTCGCACTTCGGAAACTTCTCGAAGCCAAAGACGCAGCAGTAAGGGCTCAGCTCTAGCTGGTGGGCGTCTTCATCAAAATGCCAGCGCAGCGGCTTCAGAGCTGCGACAAGGAGTCACTCGCCGCCGCAAAAGGTAAGGCAGCACCGATCATCGGAACGGTCGTGCGGTCTATGGAGTGGGAGCGCATCAACGCGCTGCCGCGGCGAGTGCTCGACCTTGATGCTGTCCAGGACGTAACGCCTCTCTTTCGCAAGCCGGGCGGCACGCTGCGTTTCTGGCCGATTCAATCCGCGATGTTGATCGAGTGCGCGCTTGCTGATGGCCTTTTCGCGCAGGTTCGTGTTGGCGGAGGCAAAACGCTCGCAGGCTTGGCGTTGCCCGCGGCCATGGACTCGAAAAACGCCATCTATTTGACGACGGCGAGGCTCAAAAAGCAGCTCGAGCGCGAAGCCGCTGCCTTCTACGGCAAGCACTTCAAGCTTCCTCTCGATCGCATCACCATCATCTCCTACAACGATCTGTCTTCGCCGGACAAAGACGACATCCTCGAGCGCATCAATGACAGCGAGCACCCGATCGATTTCATCGCCTGCGACGAAGCGCACCATCTGAAGAATCCCAAGAGCGCACGCACTGGGAGATTCTTGCGCTTCGCAGACGAGCACCCGATTGTCCGCTTCGCTTTCCTCTCTGGTACACCATCGACGCGATCGATCGTCGACTACGCTCATCTCATCGAGCTAGCGCTACGCAAGAACTCTCCGGTGCCAGGTCACTACCAGCAGCTACGTGACTGGGCCGGGGCCCTCGATGTCAAACCCGAGTACACGCTCGATCCCGGTATCTTAATGAGGTGGTGCGACGAGCAGCCGCCCAAGGAAGCGTTCGAAGTGCGGCGGAAGCTCGCCCGCGGCGGATATCGTAGGCGCCTCGCGGAAACTCAGGGCGTTGTCATGTCGTCGGACAAAGAGCTGGGCTCGAGCCTAATTATCACCAAGATCGGTAAGGACATTAAGCTGCCCCCCGCCGTCCGGGCATTGACCAACGAGGTCAACCGCCACTGGTCACTGGCCGGCGAAGAGTTCGATTCGGCGACCACCAAAGCGCGCGCTCTCCGTCAGCTAGCGGTCGGCTTCTACTACATCTGGGACTGGCCTGATGGCGAGCCTGACGTAGAATGGCTTGAGACCCGCGCCGCGTGGCGCAAGGAAGTGCGCGAACGTCTCAAGCGCAGCGCCCCCGGCATGGACAGCCCCCACCTGCTCGAGAGAGCTGCCAAGCGCTATTGGAAGTGGGCTGAGAAGTCCTGCCAGCCGATGCCGGAGAAGGTGTGGGCGTCCGAGACATGGCTCGCGTGGAGCGAGGTCAAGGATCGACCGGAGCCACCCAAGAAAGCGGTTTGGGTTGACGACTTCATCGTTGATGCTGCCATCAAGTGGGCCGAGAAGCAGAATCGCCCAGCAATCATCTGGTACCGCTGGCGCGCGGTCGGCCAACGGCTCGCCGAGAAGAGCGGGTTCCCTCACTATGGCGCAGGCACCGATTCGGAAGAGAGCAGCGATCCGATCATCATTGCCTCGATCCGCTCGCAGGGGACCGGCAAGAATCTGCAATACCATTTCAGTCGAAACCTGTTTGTCTCGTTCCCGGCCAACGGTATGACGGTCGAGCAAACGATAGGTCGGACGCACCGTCCCGGACAGCCGGAAGACGAGGTGCTAGTCGACTGGTTCGGCCACACCTACGAGTTCGAGAATGCGATGGCGGCGGCCATCGAAGACGCCAGATTCCAAGAGGAGAACCATGGACAGCCGCAGAAGTTGCTGTACGCGAATCTCGTCTTTTGTCACAGCTCTGAAGCCGCTGTGCAGGCATGACCTTAAACTTACTATGAAACCCAACAAAGAAACCAAACGAAAGAGTAATTGAAATGGGAATTTTTTCAGGAATGCGCGACACGAAACCCTCGGCCGGAGGCACCTATGTCCAACCCGGGAAGTATCTGGCGAGGATCAACGCGGTCAAGATGGTCACTTCGACCGACCCGAAGAAGAAGGGAGCGATGTATTACTGCGTCGAGCTGCTTATGCTCGAATCCAAGCAGACCGACGAGAACGTAATCCCGAACGGCGTCGACAGCGAGCCGGCGTGGCTGTGCGAGTTTCCCGGCGACTACCCGGAGCTGTCGCGGGGCAACATCAAAAACTTCGGCGTTGCAGCATTCGGCGCGCTCGCGGTTTCCCAGGGAGAAGACCCCCCCGAGAGTGACGAAATCGGCGACGAGGAGTTCGAGCTTTCGATCGATGAGAGCAATCCGCTCGCGGGTGTGTTCGTCACGATCAACGCCTTCCACAAGGACACCAAGAGCGGCGGCAAGTTCACTCGCGTCGATTTCGGTATCCCGGAGGATCTCGATGAAGTCATCGAGAAGTACGCAGCCTAGACACCGCCTTGATGGCTAAGCACTCTAAAAAGTGAAGTGGCTGCGACCTTCCCCAAGATGCCACACCCAGTGCGATAGCCAAGGGAAGGACGGAATCGGACGTCCTTGTAACCGATCGAGCGGGTGGGAAGCCCGCGCTTTTTTATCTGCGAGGACAACCCATGCGACCACTCATCATCGGCTTGTGCGGACGTGCAGGCTCTGGCAAGACTTCTGCTGCCCGCTTCATCGAGGAGCGATACAAGGCCACCAGGCTCTCGTTCGCGGCGCCGCTCAAGGCGCTGGCCATGGAGTTGTGGGACTTCTCCGAAGAGCAAGTCTACGGCGAGGCCGACGTCAAGGAAGCCATCGATCCGCGGTGGGGGATTAGCCCCCGGACGGCGATGCAGCGGCTTGGCGAAGGCACCCGTCGCCATCTCTATGACGGTATCTGGATCGAAGCAGTGCTCCAAAAGATCGGGCGCCAGCGAGGGATCTTCGTCATCGAAGATCTGCGCTATCTCAACGAAGCAGAGAAAATCAGCGCCATCGGCTATGTCTTCCGGCTGCATTGTGAGGATTCGATATCTACCGACGTCGGCACGCATCCATCGGAAGCGCAGGTAGATCAAATCCCAGTCTCGCAAATTCACGCCGAGCTGCACGGCTCGCGCAGGCAAGGGCTCGATCATCTGTTTGGTTTGATCACCGCGCAGCTTGATGACTTGCTAAGTCGATGAAGCAGCAAGATTACATTTGCATGGCGATTGGCTGCCGCTACATCGCGACTGCCAGTCACCAGGAGATTCTGGTGTGCGCTCTCCATGACGCCCCGCAAGTCGCCAACCTGATCGACAACAACCAGACCCCTGGCGCGTTCTGGATGGACGGCCGACCGATCGTTTTGCCGTGCGTCAGCGACGAAGGAGGTAGGCTGATCAAGGCTATAGCCGACGATATCCATGCATGGGAAGACCCTCGTATGGCCGACGTTCCTGATACTCCGAGCCAGAGAGTGCTTCCCTGTTATGACCTTACCAATACCGCCTATCTGGGACGTTGAGACGCATCTAATCAAGGCAGGCATGCCGGCGCCTAAGCTGGTCTGCATGTCGATGGCCGATGAGAAGGGCAACGTCTCTCTCCACGAGTACGAAGAGAGCCTCAGCATCATCGAGAACCGGCTTCTCAAAGAGACCACAGGCAACCACCATATTTTCTACGATCTTGGTGTTGTCGCCGCTGAGCGCCCGCACCTGCTGCCGGCGATCTTTGATGGCTTTGACGAGGGACGATTCCACTGCACTAAGATCCGCCAGATGATGATCGACAACGCGGAGGGTAATCTCAAGTTCATCTGGAACGACGAAACGATGCAGTACAACAGGCAGAACTATCAGCTCTACCGGTTGGTTCAGCGGCTGCTTGGCTACGACATCCAAAAACACAAGGAGCAACAAGAAGGCGAGTCCAAGATCTGGCGCCTGCGATTCAACGAGCTAGACGGCATTCCGATTAGTGAGTGGCCAACCGAGCCCAACGGCGGGCCCGCTGCCTATGCGATGGGCGATCCTAAATACACTCGAGATGTCTGGCACGAGCAGCAAAAGCTAATCGAGCCTGATGAGATCCCCGGCTACGTCTCGGAGATGCAGGCAGCTTGGGCGCTCAACCTCATGAGCACCTGGGGGTTTCGCACCGATCCGGCCGCGGTGCGCGAGTACAAGGCCGAGCTAACGGTCGACTTCAAAAAGACGATCGAGCAGTGCCGCGAGTTCGGTTTCCGTCGCGGCACAAAGGGGGACTACAGCAAGAAGGCCCGCTCGCGAGACATGAAAAAGATCAAGGCCGCCGTCGAGGACTGGTTCAGCAACCACAACCCGACCGATATCAAGATGCTCATCACTGATGGCGGTGATATCGCGACTAGTCGCGAGCAACTAACCAACACCGATCATCCCGGTCTTCACGCTGTCGCCGAATCGGTGAAGACCGAGAAAATGCTTACCACCTACGTTACTGCGCTTGAGCGCGGCACAGTGGTTCCGATCAATCCCAGCTACAATCCCATCATTGAGACGTTCCGTACTTCGTGCTCCGGCGGCATGAAGATCGATGGTATTCCGGTCGGTCTCAACATCCAAAATTTGCCCCGCAAAGGCAAGGTTCGCGAATGCGTGATCCCTCGCCCCGGTAACGTCTTCGCGTTCTGCGATTACGACACACTCGAGATGCGCACGCTCGCACAGGTCTGCCTCGAGCTGTTTGGTAAGTCCGAGATCGCCATCGCTGCCAACGCCGGCGTTGACTTTCATACCGCCCTCGCCGCCACTCTTTACGGCATCTCCTATGGCGAAGCGATGCGCCGCCTCGAAGCGGGCGATCCGGAGATGGCTACTGCGCGGCAGTATTGTTTTCACCCAGAGACGGAAGCCCTCACCCGCAAGGGATGGAAGAAGATCGGAGATCTTGGTTTCGATGATGAGGTGGCGGCCGCTATCCCAGAGAACGGTGGCATCCGAATCGAGTGGCAAAAACCCACGGCGTTGACCAGACGGCCGGCCAAAGAGCTTGTTCATCTCTCGTGCGAGGGAATGGATTTGCGTGTCACTGATAACCATCGAATGCTGGCCTTCAAGATCGATGGATCGTTTGAGGAGACTACGCCTCTCGAGTTGCCTAGGAAGCGTGGCTGGTACAACACCGGCACCGCGCCGGGGGGTGATTGGGATCCTGATGAGACATTGCTTCGGTTAGCTGTAGCGACGCAGGCGGATGGTACGTATCGCAGTCTCCAAACCGGTTTCGGCTTCACCAAGAAGCGAAAGATCGAGCGCATGCGCGCTCTGTTGGAGGATATTCCACACCGAGAAAGCGTCAGCTCGCAAGGAGCCGCGCAGGGGCGCCGATGCCAGCGCAGCGGCTTCAGAGCTGTGACGACAAGGACCACAGGAGTGCCAATGCCAGCACAGCGGCTTCAAAGCTGTGACGGGGAAAACAACTACGCTCCTGGGAGGCGTACCCCCCCTGGACCAGCAAAAGCGATCAAGGAAATGCTTACCGACAAATGTTTTGACGAGCGCTGGTTGAACCTCTCACAACGAGGGAGGCAAATCGTTCTCGATGAAGCGAGACACTGGGATTCATCAAGCACCGGCAGATCGGTTTCTTATACATTCGCGAGTATGATCAAGAAGAACGCAGAAATTCTTCAGATCGTTGCCACGCTCGAAGGGCGCAAAACCCGCCTGGTGCAAGATACCCACAACCAGCTCTGGAAGCTTACTGTTCGAGATCACGACACACGAAAAAACGATCGATCGCGCGGTGACAACCTCAAGGCCGAAAAGATCGAGTATGACGGTGACGTCGTTTGTCTCACTGTTCCTTCGACTTACGTGGTTGTCCGAGACGGAGGAATTCCTGTAATTACAGGCAACTGCAAAATCGGAAACTACGGCCTTTCCGGCGGTATGGGACCGCACGCTTTTATCGCTTACGCCAAAGGCTACGGCATCACCGTATCGTTGAGCCAAGCCAAAGCAGTTAAGGCAGGGTTTCTCAAGCAGTGGCCGGAGATGAGAGATTACTTCAATTACTGCGGCTTCCTTTGCCGCGAAGGCAACGCAACGCACGTGGTCTTCCCTCGCTCGGGGCAGGTTCGCGGCAACGTTCGTTACACCGCGGTGTGTAACGGCTTTTTCCAGCACCGCGCCGCCAAGGGAGCCAAGCGCGCCCTCTACCTCGTGGCCAAGGAATGTTACGTAGACAGCGGGACGCCACTCTATGGCTGCAGGCCGTGGCTGTTCGCTCACGATGAAATCGGGATGGAGGTGCCATATGACGCCTTTGGCCCGCAGCGCTCTCATATGGCTGTTATGCGGCTTCAGGAGCTGATGATCCAGGCGATGAAGTTCTGGTGCCCGGATGTCGCCATCGGTGCCACGGCGGCTATGAGTCGGCGCTGGTACAAAGGCGCCAAGACGATCATTAAGGACGGGTACATGGTGCCTTCCAAGCCGATCAACAAGGGCAATAAAACGGAATGGGTGGCTGACCTTGTCGCATAACCAGCAAGCTGCGACGGAAGAGGCAACTCAGGTATTGCTCGATCTCCTTCGTGAGTATGGTTTCACGCCAAGCGCCGGGGAAGTGGTCGGCGACGGCTACGGCGACGGCGACGGCGACGGCTACGGCTACGGCGCCGGCTACGGCTACGGCGACGGCTACGGCGACGGCTCCGGCTACGGCGACGGCATCGGCTTCGGCTTCGGCGACGGCGACGGCTCCGGCTACGGCGACGGCTCCGGCTACGGCGACGGCCTCGGCGACGGCGACGGCTTCGGCGACGGCTTCGGCGACGGCTTCGGCTATGGCACCGGCGACGGCACCGGAGGCCAGCCGTGATCGATCAGAAAGAAGACGATGCTCCTCACTCTTGATCCAGGAAAGAAGTATGCTGGCGTGGCGCTTTTCGAGAATCGCGAACTAGTCGCGGCGTGGCTCTCGCGAGTGCTCTCGCACGATTTCTCACGCGGCAATAGCTGGCGCACCACAGCCAATCAAATTGTCACCGACGTGGGCAAGCACGTGCCTTTATCGGCTATCACCCACTACGCCGCAGAGGTTCCGCGGATCTACCCGCCGTCGAGAAGCCCAGGCGACCCGAATAAGTCATGCACCCCTTTGATCCTGGTGGTCGGTGGTGTCGGCACGCTACTCAACGTGCCCACCACGCTCTACTATCCCAAGGATTGGAAGGCCGAAGTCAAGAAGAGCGTCATGATCGAGCGCATCTGGGCGCGTCTATCGGTCGAAGAGCGCGTTCGCGTCGAGCTGCCCGGCTCGGTTAAAAACCAGGGCGATGTTAAGGACGCCATTGGCGTCGGACTGAAATGGAACAAGAGGCTCTAGTCGGCCACAGCATCGGAAGGAAAAGGACATGCAAACGACAAAAGGCAAGCGAGAGAAGCTTCCCAACGAGCGCGAAGGGTTCACCCACCGGTTCGTTCTTGGAGGCGAGCACAAGGGTTACGTCACAGTAGGGCTCTATCCCGACGGGCGGGTTGGCGAGATTTTCGCCAAGATGAACGATCAAGGAACAACAGTCTCCGGCTTCATTGACGCGTGGGCTATTTCAGTTTCGATGCTTCTTCAGCTCGGGATGCCTCTCGCCGAGATCTGCGCCAAGTTCAAATCGATGCGCTTCGAGCCGTCCGGCTTCTCAGACAATCCCGACATCAACTTTGCGCACTCGCCCATCGACTACATCGCGCAGTGGCTCGAGGGCCGATTCGTCGACACCGATCTATGGGGCCAGCGGAGGGCAGAGGCCGAAGTCGCCGCGCCCAGTGGATCCAAGATCAGGATCTGCTCTCGAGACGGCTGCGCTGAAACTGAAGGGCTGAGACTTCATTTCGGACTTTACGTGTGCGGCCCCTGTACACAAGGGCTTACGCCGCGGAAGAAAGCGCCATGAAAATCTACGTCGCGTCATCATGGAGAAACACGCGGCAACCTCATGTTGTTGCCGAGCTTCGCTACGAAGGGCATGAGGTTTACGATTTTCGTAAGCCGGCCCCTGGTGTTTCTGGATTCAGTTGGGAGCAAATCTCTCCCGGTTGGCATAACTGGTCGCCCGAGCAATTCAGGAACGCACTCGATCATCCCTTGGCACAAAAAGGCTTCTCCCACGACATCGAGGCCATGGAATGGGCGGACGTCATCGTGCTGGTAATGCCCTGCGGGCGCAGCGCCCATTTAGAAGCGGGCTGGGGAACCGGCCATCCCGATAAAAAGGTCGCCATCCTGTTGGACGTCGAGAAGGCCGAGCCGGAGCTGATGTACAAACAGGCTGATCTCATCGCGATTAGTTTCAACGAGCTACTGGCGTGGCTGAAGGGTCTCTCATGAGCAAGCGCAAGCACTGGCACAATCACTTCATGGATCAAGCCAAGCTCGTTTCAGCGATGGCGACCTGCGACCGCAAACACGTTGGCGCAGTGCTCGTAAACGAGCACAAGCGCATTGTCGCTACCGGCTTCAACGGCTCGCCGGCTGGGCTTCCGCATTGCGATGATGTCGGGCACCTGCTCAAAGAGATCGATGGCCGGATGAGCTGCATCCGTACGCTTCACGCCGAGTCCAACGCGCTCGACTACGCCGGGCGCGAGGCCCGCGGGTGTATGCTCTACACCACGGTGATCCCCTGCTATCCGTGTGCTATGCGCATCATCAACGCCGGGATCGCCAAGGTGATCTATGGCGAATATTACCGCAGCCAAAACACAGGACTTGTAGAAGAATTGTTTTCGCAATCATCAACTGAGCTGGCGTGTCTTGGCGACGTATGGGCCAGCTTCTAGCCCTGCCCTGGTGGACCTGGCTTGTGCTCGTCGCTGTGGGCTTGGTTGCCTTCGGCGGCGGCTGGTCGGGTGACCCATATCTCGATGATCTCGATGATCTAGAGGACGAGGAAGACGCATGACCGCTCCCAAGCTGCGAATCGTCCCGGATGCCCCCGCCGGTGTTACTCCCCTGCTTCGATGGGCGGGAGGGAAAAGATGGTTCGTCAAAGAGTTCGGCGACGATCTTTTCGCGCGCGTCATCGAGCTAGGCGGCACCTACTTCGAGCCTTTCCTCGGGGGTGGCGCGATGGCCTTACATCTTGGGCTGCCGGACATGGTGCTGGGGGATGCCGAAGAAGAATTGATGATCACCTACGGGATTGTTGCTCGACACCCCGAGGAAGTGATCACGCTATTGGGCTGGCTCGTAGAACAGGGGGGGACAGGGCGCGAGGGCTATAACAAGGTTCGATCTTTGAATGAGGGCCTGTCCCCTCTGGAGATCGCGACGAGGCTTATCTACCTCAATCGCCTTTGCTTCAACGGGGTCTACCGCAAGAACAAACGCGGCGAGTTCAATGTCCCTTGGGGCAAAGTAGATAAAGAGATGCCGAGCCCCGAGCGTATTCGAGAGGTGTCGATCGCACTCAAGGGTGCGGAGCTGCGCGCAGGCGACTTCGAGGCCGTGATCAGTTTGGCAGGCGCCAATGATCTCATCTACGCGGATCCTCCCTACCATCAGACATACGCCGGCTACACCCCGCGAGGGTTTACCGACAAGGATCAAGAGCGGCTAGCCGAGGCGCTCTACAATGCGCATCAACGAGGTGCCGAGTTCTACGCTCACAATGCCGATACCGAGAAGGTGAGGTACTGGTACGGGGAGTGGGCGGAGATCATCCCAACCCAGGAGCGGCGGAACGTGAACAGCGATGGGAAGGGCAGAGAGCCTGTTCAGTGCGTTCTCATCGCGGGCTCGGCAAAAAACTAGACAAACCCGGGCAGACTTTCTACTATCGGTCATCCAAACGAAAGGACCGGAAGGACATGGACGAGGAAGACAGGAAACGTCTGGAAAAGATCGTCGACCAGCTCAACGGCGAAGAGGCCGCGGCACTCAACTGGCTTCACCGAGCGTGCCCTCGAGAAACACGACTCACTTCTCGAGAGTGCCTCAAAGCTCAACACCACCGTCCTCTCGGACTTGGAGTCTCACTGATGGACACGTACTTGTCCCGTCAGTCGGTTCTCCAGGTCTACCAACGGGCAGAATCAGACCCGCGTTCCTACGCCGACGCTCATGGGAGGTCACGGGACACTTTCTGCGGGCACGACCAGACCGAAGACATGGTCCCGCTCGAGGTGGTACCGCCGGTGAGTGAACTCATCAAGA